GGTTCCCAACCTTCGCGTAGTTTTGCAGAAATATTGGTTGGATCATCTTTATTCAGGGTGCTAACGCGGATCCAACGGAAAGCATAGCCGGGCTCGGGATGAGGATCTGGCAAAAGCTGTGGTGGCATCCAATGTTTTGGACGAGCAACAGCCTCACGGCTTTCAGTTTCACGCTTAGCACGAGTTTGAGTTTCAGACATATCATTAACCTTTTCTTAATTCTGCAATTTTTTGAGCCATCAGTTCGTGGGATACACCGAACTTCTTAGCCATCGTTACCTGAAATGGAGTGAGCCGGATCTTGGAAGATGAGGTGCTCCGTGTCGCAGGTGCGACGACATTCGATTTTTGACGAGGAGCGGATTGACTCTGTGGAGTTTCCGTTTCGTTGTTGTCCAGACCGAAGTTCTCTGGAAACACTTGGCGAATTCGCGAGTTTATCTTCGCATAATATTCGTCGGAGTTAGGGTCGATTCCATTCTTAATGAGCTTGGTATGCAAGCCCAGAGCAAAGCTGGTCATCTCATCATCACTGCCGAACCAAGAATTCTCGCTCTGCCATCTAGCCGCTTTAGGGTCAGCTTGTGGTTGGCGAGGGACTTCCCTAGGTGCGATTTTTACTTCATTTTGCTCATCTTGTAAAGCAGGTTTGAAATTATTTACACGATCCATTTTAATTTTGGCCGATGTCAATAACTCCTGAGCCTCTACTAAAGCATCAGAATCACCTGATTCATAGGCTAATTTGTAGCGTCTTTTGGCATCATCTACCTCATTAGACACTACCTTTTTAGCCTGCTCCAGTAGAGCGGTCTGCCCCACATTCAAAGAACCTTTGAGTTTTTTGTTCTCTTCGGCTATAGATTGGGCAAAAGCTAGGGCTTCATCCTTTTCTCTAGCGGCTTCTTCCGCACGGCGGCGTTCGTTGTGAAAACCAGACTGTAAGTCGGAAATACGTTTCTTAACTTTTTCGTCGTATCTCTCAATCTCATCGTCTTCTTTAGCTACTGGCTCAGATTTTTTATCATTAGAGACTTCAATCTCTACATCTACCCCGCCATCATCTTCAGCTTCCGGTTTTTTATTTTCCTCATCTGGGAAATTAAATTCTTGCTTTTCAACATCGGCCATGAGTTACTCCTTAAAAGTTTGGTCGTTGAATTCCACGGGGATCCTGGACTACCGCTTCAATGCTGTCGTCATTGATTAGTCGCCACTCGGTACCGTGAATTTTCATACGTGTCCCAGTATTGGGGCGCGTAATGATGAAGTCTCCAACATTGCAGGAAGCTCCTGAAGGAAATCGCTTTTCGTCTTTAAAAGCGTCTGGGCCAATTTTGGCTACAAACAAGACGGGAGAAAGCAATTCTTCGTGGTGCATTGCAGTTGAAGATTTTAGGATGCCGGTTTCGCTAAATTCCTCTTCAGCTTTGGGAAGCATACAAAGAATATGGTAAGTAACGGGATCGGGCACCTGTCTTGCCTTTTCTGCTGGGTCTTTGTTTAGAAGCCCAGACAGATCAACAGCAGACACATCAAATTCACTCATCGTCATCATCCTTAATTTTTCTTAAAAGGTCATTTAACTCAAACTGTGCGGTTCGTAGACCCTTAATTACTCCGCACATCCCTCTGTAATCGGCATAGTCTTTAGCTACGCCGTCACATAAAGATCCATTTAAATCTTGAACCCGTTCATTGATTTTCTGGTTCAAAACATCAAATATTTTCAGTTCCATGGCTGTTCTCCACCCTTATTTTCTTGACATTTTGGTAATAACATCAGCTTTAATCTTCTGTTCTGTCTGTTTTTGCTGGGATTGCAGGCGCATAGCCTCTCTTTGGCCTTCTGCTTGGATCCTTTGTGCGTCAATTTGCAATCTAGCCTGCGCCAGCGCCATATCCGCCTGATCTTTTGCAGTTTTACGCTTAACTTCCTCAGCTTTAATCTGCAATTCAGCCTGTTGCATCTGAATAAGCGGGTCTTGAGCCTGTTGTTGAGCCTGTTTTTGCTGTGCTTCTGCCGTATTCTTCTGTAAAAGCTGGGCACTTGCCTCTGCAATGAGCTTTGACAACTGAACTTCCACATCTTCTGGCAGTTTTTCGTTGGGAGGAGGGAGCGGAACGCCAATTTGCTCTTCAATTTTGCGTCTGTAGAGGAATCCAAGGTGTTCTGCAATGTGCGCCTGAACAGCGGCCATCATTTGCTGTGCCATTGGGTTCTGTCCCATCGTTGCCGCGATCATTGGATCCTGCATAAACGTGGTATGAGCCGCAATGTGGGCATCTTGATCCTGATAAATGAACGCTTTAGTAGGTTCACCCTTCAAAAACGCCATGTTCTCAGAGATGGGATCCCGTGGTTCCTCATCATCTGGTGTTGGTACCAACTTTTCACCATTCTTAATACCTAAAACTTCAATCATCTGTCTATGAAGATTGGGTAAATTGTAGATCTGGGGAGCTTGCTGAGCCATCTGCATTACAGCTTGGTACTGCATGATGCGCTGAGCCATAGTCGAGCTATTAGGATCAGATACAGGAATGACATCCACCATGTCATAGTCTTCCTGCTTAGCCATCCGCGTACCAGAAGCAGGATCGTACTCATACTCTGTAGGAGCATAGTCACGAATGATCGCTTTTAGGATCTTGAACTCTTGCTTCATAGAGTAGTGAACACGCGCCTGCACAGCAGACATCGTTTTCAACTGACGTTCTAACAAAGCTAGAGTAGTTCCAACTGGAGCGTTAGCTGACATATCACTGATGTTCATATCAGCAATAGATCCCAAACGTCGACCCTCTTCAGTGACCTTCTCCAACAAAGCAGCCAATACCTGTGATGGCTCCTTGTAAGGAAGCGTCATGATGTTGTCTTTGATAGATCCACTCGGTACATCTACATCTCGGAATTCACCCGGAGCGATAGGTGTGTCATCACCCTTAACTCGGAGTCCTCTAGACTTCAAACCACCAGGCAGATTACTTAATGTGCCAGCATCAATGAGTTGTCTAATAAGAGAAGTACCGGCTCTCGCGTAACCACCAATAAGATGTATGAAGCCAAAGCCATAAGCACCAAAGCCAGGTACATAGTCATACTGGACAAAATGTTGACGCTTAAGACGCTTCTTATCTTTCTCATCCCAGTTCCTGTAAATAGATAGAACCTTATTAGTTCCAACATCAATCGTGATGATGTAAGGTAAAGCAATACCATCTTCATCTTCATAGCCAGGTAAGTCATAGTCAACTTGAATCTCATAAATTTGGTAGCGGTCGTCGTCAGTTACTGAGTAACCCTGCTCATCCGCTTTTTTCTTTTCTACGTCTGTGTGTAAATTACTGGGTTCTCCTAGCTCTACATCACAGTAAAAGCCAGCTACTTGTAGCTTCTTAAGTTCATTCTTAGACTTACGCATGATGTGCGTAACTCTCTCAGCAGTCCTAGAATTACTAGAACCGTAGGGAATAATCACATCTTCTGCGGGAACGTAGACAGAAGTCTGTCTTCCTAAAGAAGGGTCGTAGTAGACTTTCTTAAAAGCTGAGCCAGCTAGACCTAAGTTAAATAACATACGCTCATGTTCAGGGCGATACTCAGGCATCTCCTCTGTGAGCTTATAGTTCATGTCCTCTTGGACGCGAGCTGCCGCCTCAGTCTTAAGACGGTCAATTGCACCGATAATTTCTGTCTTGACCGGGCCCGCCGCTGGGAACGTTTCAATGATAGTTTCACTTTGGAAACGAACAGCCGCCTCGGTGAGTATGGTTGAGAATACGCCACAAGCGCCATTCCAAGGCTCAGTCCTCTCTTCATACTTCATCCCCAAAACGTCTAGACCTTTGACATACATCTCCACCCAGTCTTTGCGGGATGTAATATCGCTACTGACTTCTTCTATCAAATCAGAGCCAATGGTCGCTAGAGTTCCTTCATCAATAAACTCAGCTAAGTTGTCGTCAAACTCGTCTTCCCCGCCAGTGGGAGGAGTTAAGTCAATTTCAATCCCGTCTATTTCAATAGACATAGATTCAGGATTCTCAACCTCAATCTCAATATCTGGTTCCAGTGATTCAATACCCTTGGGCATTTCGTATAAAGATTTTTCCATGAGAGCCTCAATA